AGGCACACCTTTTTGAATGGCATACTCTCTTAATCTTTCAAGATTCTTCATAATCAACCTCCTAATGCTTTCACGCGTTTATATAGATCTGCGTTTGCTTGGATAAGGATTGAGACAGCTGTCTCTATATCAGTTACATCCTCAACCAATTTGTCCTGAACTGATTTAGGTGAGGTTTCATAAAATGCCTTTACTTCCGTTGCGTTGTTCGTAAATTGATGACGGTCTAGGATTAAGTATGTGACTGTGTATTCGGCTGTTGAATCAAAGTCTGACGATACAATAGCCGCATGCGATTTCCCATTCACTGCTGCCAATACAGAATTATTATAAATAGTCCATTTTGTATCCACTATTCCATTCTTATGAATACTTATAATTCTATCCACTTTATTTTTGGCAAAACTGACTGCTTGATAATTAAAGTACTGCACCCCGGCATTTATATATGGTGTTGGCATTTTCTCCCTCACCACAACCCCACTAGTCACCTCAACTTGCGTAGCCCCACTTACAGAAATATCACCTTCATAAGGGATTGGCTGCGGTTTGTCAGGAGTTGCCAACACATAGGAAAGCTTGTATGGTGTGAAGTTTGGTGCTAGGTTCGCTTTAACATAAGCTAGTGTCTGCGTTGGTGCGTCTGTTCCATCTACTAAGTTTCGCCACGCAGTAGGTTTACCATTTGCGTCTATTGTCTTAACCTGCCATCCGTACATAATAGCTTTTAACTCGTCTGCTGTAGGTGTGTAAGATTCACCAAACCCTGTGTCTGTGTCGGGTATGGACAAGGCAATAGTACCGCTAGAATAAAGATATACCTCATTTGAAAGCAAAGTTACCGATTTTTTTAGAACTTCACCATTATACTTTGTTATAATATTTCCAGTGTTTTCTGTAGCACTAGAGAAATAAGAGTTTAACCTTACTGTCTTATATCCTGGGTTATCGCTAACAAACGTCCATGGTAAACTACCATCCAACACCACATCCTTCTTCACTCTCTCAACTAACTGCCATTGTCCATCTTGCTTGAATAAACTGTCTTTCACTGTACCTATTTGACCTAGTTTGACAGGTGCAAATAGGTAACTTGGGTTTCTTGGTACGAATGGTTTGGCTGTTGAGCCTAGGGTTAGTATTGGTTGAGAGAATGAGAATGTCCCTGCGCCATTCCCCCTTAACATATATTTGAGATAAGCCACACCCACTGGAACTGTTACGGTGTACGACTGGGTTATTGTCGCCCCAGTATTCCCAATAGTATTTTTATTACTATCTAACCATTCTACATAGTGTTGACCGCCGTTAGTTTTCGTGCACGAAAATGTGTATTGCTGTCCTGGAAAAACAGGAATCGAGACGTTTGAAGTCTGCCCTGTTGATGTTGCATTTAACTCCAACTCATACGGACTAATCATCTTAGCATTAGCATGTAACGTCCACTCACTAAATGGCGGTAACAAATTCTCACCCTCGGCGATGACTGCTAGATTCTGCAAATGCTTTACCGCATCAACATAGGGAAATCGCTTGGCAACTTCCTCATCATTCCACTCTACGCCTATCTTTGCGTACTCTTCTGCCGTAACTTCGTAGAGACGAGCACCGTCGAATTGAACCCAGCCGTTTCCTGAATAAAGAATAAAAGAAATATCCGCATCTGCAGTTGGATTAAATTTCCGATAAACTGTTTTATAAATAGCTGAAGCGCTTATTATTTGTGAACCGTATCCCTCTAATGCAAGTATCGATGTAGCTATACCATCACTTTTAAAATCACAAATCGCAACATAGTAATTTCCAGCTTTCACATTAATTTTCTTTTTAATGCTTCTTGTTGTATTCGTATGGGTTATTCTTTGAGCCTTTGTTCCATTAGTAAAATCACTGACAATTGAAGCAGCTGCATCTATAAGAGAGCTATCCCACCCATTCGCAACCCCATCGCCGTTACTATCCCTTTCAAAATTCCCATCATATGCTAGTAAATTAACTAGTGTTCGTCCTTGAATCTCAAACTCTACTGGACTATTTTGAGAAGCATTAATTACTTGCAAACCATGAGTTAGAATTTGATTAACCCGATCAGCATCAATTAATTTAGCATGCATTTCACGGATAAGAATACCTAGGGTAGCTCGAGCAACGTTATCTGCACCCATACGTCCATCCACAATTTCCGAATTACTATTTCCAGTATTACCTACAAGATTATTTAATTGTGATAGTAAGGCTTCAAGTGCTGCCTTAACGTTTAGAACATTTACAATGGAGCCTGTATACTCAATATTTTCAGCTTTATGGGCTTTCGTATTGTTTTTATGGTCATTGTCTCGGGTAATTGAATCCTGTTCTACTGTAGTAATACGTGAACTATTAGCCTTTATATCTGTATCTACTTGATCAAAGTTATCATCCAATTGTTTTCGATAATCTCGACCTAGCAATAATCCTAGAAAGCTTTTATATTTCCCCACAATCCCACCTCCTAGAGATAATAAAATCTAAATTCGAAATCTATAATAAAAGCCCCTGTGGTTCCGATGACTTCAAAATCATTCGGTATCCCAGGAGCTATGGAGATTAATTTTTTATTGGTATCTTTTAGAACGGATACATCGTTTTTTAGAGAACGAATTCCATCTAGTTTTATTACATCACTACTTGTGGTTGTTGACATATAAGACCAAATATCACCTGTAGTAAGATTCTTTATTGTTAGATTAGTGGATGGTCCTTTGAATGTAATAAGTAGTGGCATACTTCTTGGATCCACCATCACATCGCCAGCGTTATAAATTGGAAACGTCGTGGTATTGTGACTGTATTTGATCTCCAGATCCATTGGAATCCCTTGACCTATTTGCCATTTATCAGATTCAAAGGTGAATGGGTCTAAGGTGGTTCCTGTAGATTCTAAGAACGTTGAATGAATAACAAAATCAAGTTCAAATTCACCATCTTCTAATGTAATGTATTTCAGGTCAAAATCATCATAGACAGCTACTTCCATCCTTTTGCCCGGCTGTAAATCTCTAATAATATAAAAAGTCTGTAATGGATTAAAAATACGAAACAATTCATCTCGTAATAAATCAAAATCTAAATGATCATATCCTTCAACAGAAAAACTAGCTCTTATTTTTCTTTCGAGGAGGGTAGTTCCTAATAAAACAGAACCATGTCTCCCATCTATTCTCTCCGTTACATGTTCAGGGGTTGGAGATAGAATACGAAAAGAGCTAACCCATATATTCTTATCTTCGTGGAGATCAATGGATGTCCCATCTTTATATTGGATTCTAAAGTTAAAGATACTCTTCTCGTTCATCGTTCCTTCACCCCATTTGTTAACATGTCATTTTGATACTTTGTGGTCATCATACCTTCAATGTAGTCGAACTGATTTCGTGCAACTTCATAACCGTCTAGCTCACTTACTACCGTAATTTGTATAGGTTGAGTAGCTAAAGCAACCTCTAAATTATTTCGTAATTGTCCTGACATATCGAATGTACTACCATCAAGTTGTAGTTTAGGTATGGAACTATTAGCTAATATTTTTAATGCATTTCTCATGGCAGATGTTACTGTTTTAGCAATAGCGTCTACCTTCGTCTTCAATGGTCCTTCCATCACTGCTAGTCCATTCATTAAACTTTTTATAGCGTCCTCACCGATTTGGCGCATGTTAGCTGTTACTGGATTAAAGGCATCTTCTACACCGCTACGTAATTCAGTTGTCTTTTGAATCCAAACAGCCCTATATTCATCCAACTCAATAGCAACCTTTGTTCGTAAGTCTTGTATTTGATTTGCAGTACGTGCTTTAAGAGGAGCAAGCTCTGCCTCAGCTTGTTTTGCAGCTAATGAATGTTTCTCTTTCCATAGGTCTGTATATTGAGATAACTGGCTATTTGTCATATTTGCTAAAGCTGAAATTTCTGCTTGAGCTTTTGGACCCATTGCCGTTAACTCTTCAATCAGTCCTGCATCAGCACCACGAAGTGATAATTGCTGTAAACTAGCTTGCCACGTTTTAAAGGTGTCTACTTGTCCTGTAAGGTTCTTTAATAGTCCCTCGCCTGTTACACCTTCCTTAGGTTGCATCTCGTCAAATAACCCAGCAAAGTTTGTTAGAGAAGAGGTTCTGTCTTTTAACGTCTGTTCATAAGCATCGTTTAATTTTTTCTCTTCCTCGATTAACTTGGAATTAATGTCCTGAACATTTTTTAAATAGTCATCGTTAATATTCTTCAATTCTCCATGAATGGCAATCTTGGTATCTGCTATTCTACGATCAATTTCAAGCCATTCTTCACTGCCTTTTTTGTACTTACCATGTAAATCTCTTAAAGCATCCAATTGCTGACCTAACGAAATGTTATTGTACTTTACCAAGTCATCGATGGCTGCTTTACCTTTTTCAAAATCACGTTTACGGATTTCTTCCTTAACTCTGAATACATTCTTCTCAGCATCAATCCGTTCTTCGCTTCCCTTTTTCGTAATAGCCATAATGTTCTTCCAACGCTTTAACTCTTCTTCTAGCGATAACTGGCCATAATATTTTTTCTTATCTATTACCGCTTTTTCATTATCAATCTTTTGAAGTGATGTTTTCTTAGCCTCTTCAACTGCAATCTTTTGAGCCTTTTGAATTTCTAAATCAACGGTGCGGATCTGTTCTGGAAGTTTAGCATATACAGTTTTTACGGCATTTAACGAAGCAATGTATTCTTTGGTGTCAATTCTCCCTAATTTGTAGTTATCTTTGCTCTTGTCTAATTCTTCACTGAATCTTTTCTTCATGGTAGCTGCTGTTTCTTTAGCAACCTGTTCTGCCGACTTTTTAGGCTTATCACCATTTTTCTCGATACCGATTGCAAGACCTTCATCTATATCTTTCCCAGCATCCATCATACGACGGGACGGGGATTTGATCTTGAAGAATCCAATTATAGCGTCAGCTACACCCTTAGCAACGTCCTTAGCCGCTCCTGCCGCTTTCCCTGCCAACCCCTTGATTCCGTTGATTAATCCTTGAATTGCATCCTTCCCCAGCGTTTTAAGATTGCCTGGTAACTTCACAAAGAAATCGACTATCTTGTTGACAGTATTATCGACGATTTTCCAAATTTGAGGTGCCCCATTGTTCCAAAGGTTTTTAATGCCATCGATTCCACCCTTGAAAAACCCACCAACTTTGGACATGCCACCCTTAAATAAAGTACCCATCATTGTCATTAGACTTCCAATACCTTTGAGTAGTCGACCTACGAATAATAGTTGGAAACCATTCCAAATGAGCTCCCATGCTCCTTTAAGGATTTGCTGTATTCCTTCCCAGACACCTTTCCAATCACCTGTGAATAATGCAGCAAAGGTTTTAACTAACCCTAGAATGATATTAAGAGCACCGTTAATTACGCCTTTAATATTGCCCCATATAGACTTAATAACCCACAAGACGGCTGGCATGATGAAATCAATTACTGCTTTAATTGCTTTAAATACATTAGAAATAGCCTTTAAGATTTGAGCTCCATTAGCTGCCCAAAACAATTGAATTTCCAAAACTTTATCCTGGAAAAATTGTGTTACCTCATACATTACGGATGATATGATTTGTTTAACCTTTTGGAAAACCTTCTGTACTCCATCTCTGAACGGTTCTATCTTGGCATAGGCAACCGCGAATACCGCACCTAACGCTAGGACTGCTGCTATTGCCGCTGCTATTGGTAATCCAATTGTGCCTATGGCGGTCACAACACCACCTATTCCCATTAGGAGGAATCCAATTACTGCTACAACACCGGTAAGAATACCTATAAGTGCAGCTCCAATTGCAATAAACTTTTGAGTGTTAGGAGATAAGCTATTAAACTTATCCGTTATAGATTGTAAAGCACTAGCAATCGCAGCAATAGCAGGAGCTAGAGCAGTACCAATACTGATCTGCATCGTTTCAAATGAACCTGACAATTCATCCAATGTTCCTTTTAAATTATCTTTCATTTTTGCGGCAGCTTCAGCTGATGCACCAGCGCTGTTTTCAAGAGCTGCTGTCATTTTATCAATTTCTGCTGGACCTGCAGACATTAGTGATAGCATACCCGAAACAGATTCTTTTCCAACTAACTCAGCTAAGACTGCAGCCTTTTGTGTTTCCGTATAGCCCTCCATCGATGCAGAGAGGTTTTCAATGGTTTTTGATATTCCCACAAACTCATCGTTCTGGTCTCTCACTGACAATCCCATGGACTTCATCATTTTTCCGTTAGCCGTTGAAGGACTTAATAAACTAAGTAAAGCTGATCTTAGAGTAGTACCGGCTTGTTCGCCTTCCATACCTGCATTTGTCATAATACCAATGGAAGATGATAATTCCTCTAAACTCACACCCAGAGCAGCAGCTGGTGGACCAGCATACTTTAATGCATACTGCATATCGGTTAAATTTGCTGCCGAGATATTGGCTGTTTTTGCTAAAATATCAGCCACATCAGTAGCTTTACTTGCTTCCAACCCGAAAATATTCAATGTTGAAGCCATAACTTCAGCAGTTTGCGCCATATCAGAACCCGATGCTTCGGCAGCTGAGATAACACCTGGCATTGCCCCGATAATTTCCTTAGCAGTAAAACCAAGAGCGGCTAACTCTTCTTGACCTTGAGCAATCTCTGTAGCCGATTTGGAAGTGCTTGCGCCTAGCTCTAGAGCAGAATCTCTAAGTGCTACTAATTCTTTATCTGTAGCATCCGCAATGGCTCCTACACGGTCTAATTGAGATTCAAAATCTATTGCCTTTTTAGCTGCTACTCCTAACCCTGCCCCAATAGCAACCGTAGCTACTCCGAAGGAACTTGCCATTCCCTGTCCAGCTGCTTGCATCTTGCCACCAGCATCTTGCATTTTATTACCGATATTATCGACGGCATTACCCGTTTTATCAGCTTGTGTTTCCTGGGCTTTTAACTTAGTATTAGTTTCTGTTATTTGGTTAGCTAGCTTTTGTTCTGCAGTTTGAGCACTTAATAATCTTCTAGTGAGAATATCCGCTTCTCTTGAATTTTCACCGAATAATTGTTTTGCACGATCTAGTTGTTCTTGAGTAGCTTTTATTTTTTGCTTCGCTAGTACTTCTTCCTGACTTAAGTATTTCAACTTAGCGTTAAATTTGTCAGCCTCAGTGCCATTATGCTTAAGCTGTTCCTCTTGAAGTTTAAATTCACTACGCAAGGTGGAGCTTTTGTTTTTCATTTCGTCCAGGGCTTTATTAAAGTCCGAGTTAAATGCTTTGAATGTTATTTTAGTTTCGTTATTATTCGCCATGTCCTCACCTACCTTTCTTAACGAGGACTATTTTTCCAGCCATCAAACGAAAGCTTCCCTTCATATATCCGTTCAACCGATACAATAGGTTCGTGCCAAAAGGTTGCCGCATCGATTCCAGAAATTAAAACGTAGAGAACATATTTGTCCTCTACGCATTCGATATTTATGATTGGGGCTTCAATTTTTTTTTACTCTTTTTTGTACTTTTTTGTAATCCTTTGGCGAATTGATTAGGATCCCGTTGAATAAGCCCTGTTACCAGATTGGTATAAAGTCCAACAAGAGATTCGTAGTCTTCGTGGAATTGAGAAACAAACCCATCAAAACTTAAATCAAATTTTGGATTAGCTCCTAGACATCCAAGATAAACTACAGCTAACATCTTTACTTCATCGAGATTACTAAATGCTTCAGCATCCGCCTCATCCATATTTTTCACCTTGGTTAATGCATTTAATTTCATGACATCTGCAATTAATGATCCATCCAATAAGCCCCACTCTTTACCTCGTTTTAAGGAGAAGTTTGTAAGGAAACATGGGACAGTTCTTTCTTCTCTGACGACGATTAAAAATTCACCATCCTCACTTTCAACAACCTCAGATTCTTTCAAATTAACTTTTTCAATTTTTATCATGAAGGCTTCCTCTTTCCAACAATTTATTTAATTATGGAGTTGCCACTTTCACTAGCGTTGGATTAAACTCTGTGTGCCATTTAGTAGCTACGGTTGCATCAGATAATTCAGCAACCAATGCTTCATAATAAAAATTATTTAATGTGTCTTTTAATGCTGTAAATTCTAGTTCAAGCATGGCCACTTCGTCGGAACCATTTTCCACACTGATTTTAAAACCAGTACTATTGCTACAATTGGAGAAAGCAATAAGCTTTACGACATCTTCAAACTCATCAATAACATCAGCTGTAAAAACAAAATCATCACCGCTGGAAAGGGTACCATATGCCCAGATGCCAGGCTTCAAGTCTGTATTCTTTAGTCCAAAAAAATCACGAGCCACTTGAACAGGGATGTGTGCCGAGACTGTCATATTCATTTTTAATGGCTTTGTTTTTCTTTTTACTTCAATTCCCTCAGCTTTTTTAACAATTTCAACAAGTTCAGTTTCTCCTTCAAGAGATCCTAGCGCTCCAAACTTTTTACCAGCTTGCTGTACACCAGCTTTAATGAATTGGATACTTGCGTTTTTAATTGTGACTGCATCGAACTCTTGTATTACTGTTGTCATTACAATTCCTCCTCAATAACTTTTTCAATTTTATTGCTCAACCTATGCAAAATCTTTGGTGTAGCATTTTTTATACCACGTTCCATAAAACGCTGTTCCAATGGATTCGAAGGTCCACGTCCTTCATTCGGGAATACAAGATAACCGAAAGAACGAGGTCTATTTGCAGCTCCACCTCTGGATTTAATAGTAAATCCTAAATGATGATTCTCGCTTCTTGACCATTTAACGTCTCTTGCATGACGTTTATTCAATCTATGATCCTTCCAAGATGAGTTTGGAATGAGAATTGTGATTTCTTCGGTAGCGATTTCGACCCCTTCTGTATGAAGAAATTCATTCACTATTTTTTCTAGTTTGTTGGGAAGGCGACCAAGATTTTGTTCCAATTTTGTGAACGTGTCATAGTAGATTTCAAACTTAACTGTCAATTGGAATCATCCTTTGAAAAACGATATTTACCCGATCTATGAAGCGGTCAGTCTCCTTCACTTTTAGTCGCTCTTTAACAGTACGGTTAAAAGTGACTGCCTTCACTGAACTAATTAACGAGATAATATCAATTGTTTGTTCATCGACATCATCTCGATTTTCGGAATAATAACAAACAATGATTTCTTGACTTAAACTTCGACCGCTTTCACCGGGAACCATGTCTCCAGTTTCATAAACAATACAGTTATAAGAATTGGAATCTATTAGTTTTTCATCTTCATCTTCCGCAATCTCATCTTCAAAGACAGGTAGGGAAAATTGAGTTTTTAATTTATTGGATATCCCACTTATTTGATCATTCATTATCCGTCTGGACTTCTCGTTCACTTCCCCCACCTACCTTTTGTAAATAAAAATAAAGATGACTTTTTTGATTATTCGAATCCACCTTAATCACGTCATATTCAACGGTGGATATAATAACCTTTAGTTTGCTTTTATTAATGGTTCTAAAGGCAGGAGGGTAAAGAGTTTTGACTTTTAAATCAAGACTTGCACTCATTATCCCTGCCAATTGAAAATCACTTTCCCGTGCTGATAATTCTTTAAAAGCAAGCTTGCCTGCAGAAACGAACAATTCACCAATTCTTTTTCCTTTTTCTGTTCGCTTGGTTTGCTTATGGCCATATTCTAGAAAACCATCGTTGAATGTTTCTCTATATTGTTTAAGTGCCATCAATAACACCAACCTTCCCTACGGCAACTTGAAGAATCAAACGGGATAGCTCATGTTTAAAGTTTTCTTCAAACTCATCAGCTGCATTGTTATACACATAACGGCAGCGTTCTAGAAGAATTTCTTTTGGCCATTCCTCTTGTGAGAAATCAAAAGACGCACTTGTCAAACTTGACAAATACGCCTTTGCTCTTTCTATGAGTTTCATGAGGTCTTCATCTTCTTCATCCCATGTAATTCTGAGATGATTCTTTACATCCTTTACTAATTCATCCATTAATTACACACCTACTTTTTTGTAGATGATTTATTTTTTGAAGTAACGTTAGAAACTTTTTCTTTCTTCTCTTCCTTAACTTTGGTTAATTCCTTTTCTTCTTCTACTGAAAGAAAAGGAACACCATAGGTAGGATGTTTTTTCGATAAAAAAGAGACACGCTCCGCATCAGCTTCAAATCCTTCAGCTGGGTAGATGTCCCCTTCGTTATAGATATGATCATTATGGGAAATCTCACGGAATTGTCTAATTACTTTAAGTTTCTTTGCCATGTATTATCCCTCCTTAAGGTGTTGGCACCTCTAGGTTTGTAATGTCAAACACAGTGAATGAATCAGAATCAAGAGGACGGCCATTAGCTAGTTGACGGACTAAGTATAAACGTTGATCCTCGATCATACGAAGGACATCAGTAGTTTCCAATGTTTGTTTAGAGGCTACTCCCATAAAGTAATCCTTTGGTTTACCGGACACAACCGTGTTTAAAGGCATCGCTGGAGTTTGCACAATTGTTAAGCCAGGTACCCCGAAATTGTCGTATGTCCAAGTACCATCATCTTTTCGCTTTGCCCCAATCGGGAAAAACTTCAAAGCATAATCTAGAGGATTTACGATTAAAGTAACACCTGTGTAGCGACGAGTACCACCCTTTGTGGTTGGAGCTAAGATTTTCTCTCCGATTGTCTTTGGAGATAAATCGTTTAATGCAACCTTTGCCTTCATAGGATATACCCCGGCAACCACAGATCCATCTAAATCACGAAGCATACCAATTGGTTTCTTATTACCGTCACCACTTACAATTGCATTCTCTAATTCCTCAGAGATAATTTCCTTCATGAAAGTTCGAACATAACGATCTAACCATTCTGGTCCAAGCTCAAACATCGCCTTAGATACAACAAGGAACCCGCTCAATTTGAACATACCTTGTTCAACAGTACGGAATCCTTCATCTAGAATTTCTTGAATAGAAGCTGTGACATCTCCCCAGAAGGCAGCAGGATTACCAGGTACTCTTAACACCCACGCAGTTGTTGCGCCCGTTTGCTGGAAATTAACGAGAGACAATAGAGGATGCTCTCTTTCAAGGTCTTCGAAAACACGCTCGAAAACTGTTGGAGGTACTAACTTGTAGACCTCATCAAATGATTGTGCTTCAATAGCTTGGTTATAAAATTTCTTCTCTTCAGTAGTTAAGATACGAACTCCTCGAGAAGCCAAAACTTGAGCGTCCCAATTTTCTTCATTAGCACGTCGAGCTTCCTTAACTGTGTCATTCATTAATGTTTGAATGTGAACCATGTTGGTTTCAAAGTTAGTTACAATGCGTTCTGCTACCGCTTGTGCATCACCACTTTCAAACACTTCCTGAATAGACTGTATTTGCTCATCCTTGTTTAGAATTACTGCTGGTTTCTGATCTAAGTTTTTAATGCCACCACCAAAAAATTGAAGGTCTAGAGCTAATGGGAATTTCGGTTTAACTGTTTCTACTGGCTTCATTTACAATTCCTCCTGTTTTTGAAAAATAAAAAAACGCCTACTCATTTGAGTTGCGTTTAAATTTGTTTAAGATATTGGTTGGATTCGGTTTAGTGCCTTTATTGCGTATCCTGTTAAGAACACGGTTTTTGAATTCCTCAGCACCTTCTTCTTCCTCTTCCGAAACATCGTTCACTTTATCTGCAAGCCCTACATCAACTGCTTCGCTGGCAGTAAACCACGTTTCATTAGTAATCATGGTTTCGATTTCGGAACGATCTCCATTGAACCTTGTCATGTAAATATCGGCAATGGATTTGTCAATTCCTTCAAGTGCATTGAGAGTTTTTCTGATATCATGCTTTGTTCCCCAAGCCCAAGTAGATGCCTCGTGAATCATAATCATCGAACCAGTATTCATTATTAATTCATCCGCTGCCATTGCAATTAAGGATGCAGCTGAAGCAGCTAAACCATCTACATGAACAACCACCTTGGCTGAATGGTTCTTTAGTTGATTGTAAATAGCAATTCCATCAAATACATCACCACCAGGGCTATTTAAGCGAACGGTAATCGTGCTAGCTGTTGTCCCTTTTAAAGCATCCTCAACATCCTTTGCAGAGGTAGAATCATACCACCAAGATTCACCTATATCTCCATAGATGGTTAGTTCAATGGATTCGGCACTCCCAGAAGCTTCGGCTTTAAATTGGTGTGGAAGAGCAGCCATATGATCATATTTTTCGTTCTTGAATCTTTTCAATCTCCTTCACCTCCTTTCTCAGTCTCCTCTACACTTTCAATAGTTTGATAGTTTTTCGTGACAAAACGCTGTTCTGCCCAATCTTCACTTAGGGTTTCACGACCTACCATTCTTAGGTTGTCGTTTATGCTATTCACACCAATAGCAAAGAACTTATCAGCTGCCGTAGCTAAATCAACAATGTCCAAAATCTTAATCATCGAGGTATCTATTTTCATGTAAGTGCGGTTAAGATAATCCTGTTTCTTATAAAATTTCCGATTGTACTCATCCGCAATTAACTCAGCAAGAGGTTTAATTCTAAACATTAAATAGTTGTCTGTTACCTTTTCAACATCGGCTAAATCCCCCTTGATTAATGACCTGGGCATTAGAAATCCCATTGCTACGAAATCAAAAATATCATCAATCAACGCTCGTATATCTCGGCTGTTTTTATTGGCATTTGTTCCTTTTTCTTCTGCACTGATATCACGAAGAGTGTACCCGCTCTGCAATTGAAATACTGCACCAGCACCATCAGCCTCAAACCAAGTTTTAAATTGACTATCAAACAGGTCATTTATGGCTTTTTGCTCTTCATCCGTTTGAGGTCGAAGGAAATCCCCCTCTAACACTACCCGCTTCGCATTGGACCGTTTATAAATGTTCATGGCTGAGGAAATTAGCTTCCCATAGCTTTCATAAAGGCTATCGATAACTTTCTTGATGTTTGTATCATTCAGCTTAATATGAAGGACCTCAGACTCTTTAAAAGATTTATCAAACTTAAGAGTTTTGACTGTAATATTCTTGTAGATATTTTCATTCAATGCCGATTCAATTGTTTCAAAATCGTCTGCCACATAAAGCTTGTCATTTTGCATAATAACGAGTACCTCATTTTTATGGATCAAGCGACTGACAAAACTTTGCATAAATTCACTAGCGTTTTGATTTTGGTTGGGAGCGACATTAAACAAGTAATAGTTTTCACCACGCTTCTCTTTACCGTTTTCATATGTCTTAAATTCGCATTGCGATAGAGTGTTTGCTATCATGCTTACACAAGTTTCTATCGCTAGCTTTTTGTAATGATATTCCACATTCAAAAGAAAGAGTTCATCTTTAAGTTTCCAAATGCCATCCGTATCAAAAAAACCTTTAATCCAATTGAAAAATCCCAACTAATCTCACCTCCCCTAATAAGTTCTTACTTTGAACATTCCTGGCTTTATTGGCGCAAGTTCTTTTAATTCGTCAACTCTGTATAATCCACAAACAAAAGCTTGGAAACCATCCGTTTTTCTACGAATCGGCTCTATCTTTTGATATTCTTTATTACCATCTTTTTTGATTACAACAAGAACGTTATTGGTGTACCAACGCATTAAAGGATTATCTCCAAATATAAACAGTTGGTTAGCAAACCCAATTTCAATTCTCGGGGCTAGTAAACTGTGAATGGCTTTCGGATTCCTAATGACTTCCACTTCAAATCCTGCCTTAACAAATAATGGCTTCAGGATTTCCATTCGGAAATTATCCCCAATGACTTTTTTGATTTTGTAGTACTTTCGTTTCTCAACAAACCAGTCTACAATCTTCTGAGGATCTATCGTTTCTCCATCAAGAACTGTAAGGAGACCATCCTCTTCCCATTTGCGGATTGGAGCAAATTTTTTCTTGCCTGCCGTTTCTGCATCCTGCTTTTTTGAATAACTATAAAACTTATCTACAAACTCTTTTCGAACATATGAATGCGTGATAAATGGATATTTCCCTTCTTGCTTAAACACAAGTCCACATGCTGCAAAATCTCGAATACTAGCATAGTCTATACAACCAATACATTCTTTTCCTAACAAATCCGGAACAGTTTGGTTAGTTGCTTCGATTTCTTCCCATTTAGCTACAGCACGCTCCAAGTCAGTGATAGGTAAATTCATGCGCTTAGTCATAAATTCTTCACGGTTACTTGGATCGTCTTCTAGAGCTTCGTACTCTTCCATGATGGTATCGAGTAGACCTTGAGCGTATTCTGTTAATGGCTTCGAAAGCATCGGGTTTGCTAATTCCCAATTGTCAGGATCATTTACTTCATTTTCATCGTTAAGTTTACAGATGAAAGGAAATAAGGCGTTGGGGCGAGCTTCACCTTTCAACACTTTCATGGCCAATGCCTTCATGTTATCTAGGAAACCGTCTCGAACATAACCATCGGTACCAATATAAAACTCTCTTGGGTTCGCCTTTTTACCAAGACCAGATATATGAACTCTAACATCTTTATTACTTTCAAACTGGTGAATCTCATCAAAGACAACAGCACCATCACGCAAACCGTCTTTTGTTTCTCCGTTCGAGGTTCTGAACTTTAAAATAGCATTCATAACCTTGTTCGTTATTTTCTCTTTTGTCCTAGCAAACATGGCTTTTAATGGGCCACTTTTACCGATAACATTATAAGTTTCTTCAAAGGAGGTTTTTGCTTGTTCTTCTGAGTTCGCAACGATTGACACGTTGTATTCTTTAATTCCATGAAGTGGACTAATTAAGAAATGTGTGATAACCGAAATTAAACCGTTCTTTCCAGCACCACGCGCAATAAGCCAAAGATGCTTACGGTAAAATACACGATTGTTTTTTTTATAAAATAAAAAGACGAAAGCTATGAGAAACTTATCAAATGAGACCAGTGGAAAATACCACTTCTCACCAAATCGGATACAGTTCTCTATCATTTCGTCATCAAAATATAAATCATCACGACTGAACACATGCTCCTCTAAATATTCGATAAGCATGATGCGTTCTTTATTCAGTTTTATCTTTCCAGATTTCCAGAGATTAATATATTCTTCAACATACTTGTTAATAATCAAATCAGATCAGCATCCGAATACGTTTCTTCTTTAGTACGAGGGGTGTCCCCTTCACTTATAAAGTTGAATGATTTTTCGATTGCCAATAGCTGCTGGTTTACTTTCATTTTGTCATTAACGGCTGGGTGGCTTTTTACGAACTTTTGAGCCCCGTTTTCTGTTATAACGGTGGCACCTTTTTTTATTTCTTTATCCAGCTGTTTATTAAGTTTTACCAGGCTAATGTATCTCTCTACTTTTTCAACTTCAACCAAATCATCTTTATCAATTCGGCTCATTAATTGCTTTTGAAGATCTGAAATATTTACTGCCATATTTCCCCCCCCCCCCTTATGTGAAGATTTTCCACTGGAAATCTGGACGGAACACTACCCCTTCCCGTTAAATGTTCCCCCTAAAAAAGGCGAAACTTTTGACCCGGGGGGTATGTTTTACTGCTCAATAATAATCGTTCCACACTCGATTTGAATCTGTTCACCATCAATGGTAATGCTACTAAAGTTTTGTTCATCTTTTACTTCCAGCTTTATAGCAGAGCTCATTTATTTCACCACCTCTCCTCATTCACAAACTTAGGTTTACCTTTTGGCTTATTCAACTCCCAAACACTCAACCGATCATGCACTTCGTTATGACACGTATTACATAGGCACTGAAGATTATCTAAGGTCAGCGCAAGCTCTGGATGAGGTTTAACTTCTTTCATGTGATGAACACAATCCGCTTTACGATACTTACCTTTAGCCTTACATAACTGACATTCGTTGTTGTCTCTTAGCAACGCTTTCTTGCGTAAGGCTTTCCATTCCTTTGACATATAAAAGGTTATAAGCTTATCGGATTGGATTAACTTAATGATGTCTGATGTTTTCATTTAGAACATCTCCAAACAAAAAGCACCCCATTACTGGAGTGCATCGGCAATATCATATTTTTCTCTTAAGGCTTGCATTTCTTGTTTATTAAGCAATACTAACTTATCAATTTTCTCGATGAGTTTCTTATGTTTTTTATGATTAGCGTTTGTTCTAATTTCAGCATAGGTTTTTTTAATCTTATCCTGCCTAGTTCTAATCTTTGCATTGGTATAGAAGGATTTATATTCTCTACTACAATGCGGACAATGAAAGAAAGCAAGGTGAACATCTCTTTCAACTACCCTAGTTTGCAACTCAGGTAATTCAAATTCAGTTTCACATGAATCGCATTGTATACTCATTTCCAAACACCACTTTCTTAGGCAATATAAAAAGCACCTATGATTATACACATTAAAAATAATTAATAATCTTACCTTGTAAAAACATTTACAAGACATATATATATTTCTTTTCTTTTCTTTTCTTTTGTGTACTTATTGCATACAAAAACCCTAGTTATTGTTACATAAATGTAGGTTATTGTTACATTAACTATTTTTTTAGGTATTTGCGGGTAAGGATTTGCACCTTACATGGCTAACATTCCTACAACAGGTAACACCATCAGATACTTACCAAAACCCTACTTCAGCTTCTTTCAGCCTTCAGGTCCTATAATAAATATCCCTAACAGGTTCCTCTACAGCCTTATTCATTCCGTAGCTTGTTCCTAACCAAAGTGTATTTAGCCTTATGTTTAAGCGTCTACCTATTCCGCCACCGCAAATTAAAAAGCACCCTATAAAAAGAGTGCTTACTTGCTATTGCTTATTAAATTATATTGATCGATTAAACCATTTAACCATTTAATATCTTCTCGGTTTTTTATACTCGAGCAATGATTCAACATATTCTGAAGTAAGGTTATTTGTTGTTCATATTTCAAAGCTTTTTTACTACTTTCTGACCCACTTGTTTTCCTATCTGGATTAGTAATTATCATTCCTAATAACCTGTTTTTAATTTCGAGCTGATTGTTTAGATAATGCATGAATTCATCTCTTTGTCTTTTATCGAAAAATAGAAACTTCTGCAAGTTAGCACCGTCCTTGTTCTCAATGATAATAATTTCATTCGATACAAATTGATAATTTCCTGCATAAAAAAAAATCCTCGAAAGGATGCTTAAGATATTAATTCTTTAACCATGCATTCTAAACTATTAAGATATTGGTCAACTTTCCCTTTTACTAGTCTCATGTCTGTGCTACTGTTTGTATGTCCCATATGATTTCTTATCCATGTATATATCGTTTCATTAACAGTTATTTGATTTCCTTTAATATCTTTTGTTCTTTCACACATTTCAATACTTGGAGAATGTTTAATGATATAGCTTTCAACTTCTTGTTGAGTTTCCAAAATACCATATAAAATACTATATAAAAACATATATCTTCCAAAAGGATCTGAAACATTCATTGCAGATTTATACAATCTAAAATTAATGTTATTTCTTAATTTATCAATTAACTCAACATTATTTATACTTTTCTGCAATTCTCCATATCCATCACCTAAAATGCCATGAGAAGAAACTGAAATATTGGAATAAAGAAATACTTGGTTATTATATCTTTCTAATTCAAGATTTTTAATAACATGCCCATATAGAAATAACATTAGATTAATTACGTCACCAAGAGGCTGAGCTGTTATTTTTTTAGCATGGTCTATATCATCATTTAAATCATTTTTAAGATTAAACTTAATATAAATATATTTTTTCTCTTTGGTGTAAATTTCAATAGTATCAATCCCCTCTATGTAATAACTTAAAGAGATGGGTTCTATTGAATAATCGGTAAAGGTCCCACAATATTGTATAAAAGACATTTTTCTCACTCTCCTTTAGTAAGCATTCTACTTAAAGAGATAATTTCCTCCTTTTTACAAATAAAAATAGCTGATGCTTCCACCCTACTCCTACCGGCTGGGCCATCAGCTGCTTTTAGTTATTAAACAGAGGCATAAGAAAAAGACGATGCATCCCGCTCAGGTACACCGTCTTTTCCAGCAACTATATTCTCATAGAGCAACTTTCCACATTACTCTACAATATAAATTTAACACATTTAAACCCTAATGCTCTGCCGTCTTTCTGCCATTTTTCTGCCTTTTGTCTGCCAGTAATTATTTTTTTCCTGTTATTTCTTTGGTTAATGATTCGTATTCGTCGCTAAGTCTTCTTTCGTGTTTATCTAATTTCGACATCAATTCATCAATAAAGGTTTTTTCTATAAAATCTAAGACTTCTGGGTTCTTTTTATCTGACCTAATTTCTTCCCATACCGCATTGATAAAAGATTGGATGTCATTGAATATATACCAATCAATATCCGCTGAATCCTCTAAAAGCTTATTAAACTCGTCTAAGAATTCAATTAAAATCTTATGTGCATCTTCCTCTATCCTCTTTTCAATTTTTTTATAATTTTCATCAAAACCAATGTCCCATTTTGATATTTTCCCACTTGTTTTATGGATTATATATTTAACTGACTTTAATTTACTTATTTTTATCCCCATGTTTTGTAAAGTATTAATTTCTTGTTGTTTTTGTAAACTTAGTATTATCGATTGTTGTGATGACTTAATGGTGTATTGAACACCGATTAAAGTAATTACTCCGCCTGTTATGGACCCCACAAAAGCTAGCACGTCAACTTCACCTAATTTGAAATTAAAAAGTATCATTAGTAATACATTAGAAAAAACTAAAACTAAGATTATGCCTTTGTAGATTTCTTCATGAATCTTCATTTTATATTTCATCCTTTAATGTTATATTTTTGATATTTATAGAATACCAAAAAAACACCCAATTAAGGGTGCTCTTCATTCTTGTAAACTTCAATTCTTAAAATAAATGCTAATTTATAAAATATCCTTGCCTTTAATCGATAGTATTTCCGCTCACTATATCCAGTATCATTATAGAGCTCATAATCATAAACTTCCTCATCGCTAAGGTATCTTTTAATAATAAGCTCCCGTTCTTTAAAAGCTAAACGATTAACAGCCTTACGGATCCATTCAATGTACTTATCACGTTCCCTTTCAAAATCCACTTTTTCAATCACTGCACTTTCTGTAGATGAATGAAACTGGTTGCTAAATGCAGGAGGACTAAGAGAATAGGATGCAGTAATCTTTGGTAGCTTCTCTTCTGGAACAGTAAGTAAATAAAAACGATATTTTTCTAATGCAGCTTCCACAGCCATTTTTGTTTTTTCTCTATCGATTTCTGGAAGCTTAAAAGATAATTGTTCACTCACCTAGATCCCTCCCGTGTTATAATAATGTTACCGACTTTGCTGGGAGAAATCCTGGCTTTTTTTATTTATATATATTTTTTCCCAAAACCATTTTTCGTGATATTCCATTTTAGTAATCCTTTTCTTAGTCATATATTCCTACTATTTTGTAATATTTTTAGAAGTTTTGTCGAACCAGTAGTATTTTTTACCCAAATTCCGCATAATAAATTTCATGATTTAAAAATTACGTAAAACGAAATAAGAGGTTTAACTATGTGTAAATTAAAACAATGTGATCTTTTAATTCAAATTAATAAATTACGAAACAAAATGATTGAAACTGGTTTAACAAAGGGCCTGAATAACAAGGAAACGATCAAGCTCAGTAGAGATTTAGACCAATTGCTTTACACATATCAATTACAATCCCAAAGAATATTAAGATGAATTAGCACCAGGTATGAAAGACTATAAATTTGTATATTCCGTGAAGTCTATTTACAATGACAAGGTAAATGATAAAGTCAAGTTGAGGTCTTTACTATAAACAAAGTCCTCAACTCCTATAATCACCCAAGAGCGTCTTCCAGGACTATCGCTCTTGGGGATTTTTTATTTATTAAAATGGATCGTTTTCATCTAGTTCATTATCAAGAGAGTCATGATTGGTAAATGGATTGATAGGTTCGTCCTCGACATCATCAATAGTAAGTTGGTCCTTGTTTACCTCTACGGTACCATCTTTACCAACATTGTATTTAACACCTTCATGAGGCTCTTCGTAAAACTCATCAATACTCATTTGAGATTCTACGATATTCAAAGTTACATCTGATCCAGCTTTTTTATAAAAGTTAAAGGACTGTTCTGCAGAGGTATCACCTTTAACGATGAATTCCAAAGTTGTCTTTTTGCCGTCTTTAGTTGTTTTGCTAAACTCACAAGTTAGCTTTTGGTCAACACCTTCAATTTGCAGTTCAACAACTTCACGGGTCATTTGATTGAGCTCTTGTTTCTTTTCATCCTCACCTTTGACATAAAACTGGACTAGCTCTTTTTTGCTATCCTTTGTTTGCTTGTTGAAATGTGCTTTTACTGTAACTTGCATGTATTTTCTCTCCCTTCATTGTCACTATCGTTTATTTCTACGATTCTTCTTTTTACGAGTATTCTTTGGAACTTTAGGAAGCATGGTTCTACGTTTCTTCCAGAACTCCAATTCACTATCTAACTTGTTACTTAACTGTTGAAACCGTAAATGTGCATGGTCTAAATCGTTAATAGCTGATGTTTGCAAGTCGTACTTCTTGTCTAGCTGTTGAATCTTTTGGTCAAAGATTTTACTAGAGTGGTAGATAAATAGGACGGCGATAATTAAAATCGTTGCTAAGATTACGATCATCATAGTTTTACCTTCTCCTTTTTAGCTTTCTATTTAGGTTCTGGAAATAGAATAGATTGAATAACTTCTGCCTGGTAAGAGGGTAACAATCGATAGTGATTCACTTCTACCCATAACTCCTGGGCAATTTGGGCCAATATGTAGGCATCCACAATGTTGTCGCTTTTATCTCGAAAACCATAATGATCGATAACCGCATCTTTCACAGCCTTTTTCTTTGCAGGACCTTTTAAACGCTCCTTACTGCCTTTTTCTCCTGTCCATCCCGACACATTCACGAATTTTTTAACGGCATTTGGAGCAGCTTCGTAATATTTAAACTTGCTTTTGAAGAGCTCATTTCGGATTCCATGATGGATGCCACCTGCAAACATCGCTTTTTGTGTGTCATAAGGAAACCCTTCAATACAAATGATGTCGCCTGGCTTAATATGAGCGATAATTTCATTGATTAATGTAGTCATTCTTTTTGGATCTACATCACCTATTCCTGTTAACTCTTTAGCTCGGACAACATTCCCAAGGTCATCCAAAGCTACAAATCCAGTTTTAGTTGATGGATCAATTCCAACGAACCTCATATCCTTATTCCCCTCCTCTTTTTAGATCTTCTTACTTGCAACTCTCGTACAGCTACATAACGATCAATCATTCTATTTTTTTCATTCGTTGCAATTTCATATAGTTGTTGACTTTTGGCTTGAGAGAAATTTATTAACATGACACCACATCCTATTTTCCTTCATCTAATAACTAGCCCATACCAATGAAATAAAAGAGGAATTACCTCAGTTTATGTCGAATTGTCAATTAGCATTATTTTAATAAAGGAGAAGATTTTGATGAAAAGTTGTTTTTTTGTTAGCCCGATAGGAGCCGAAGGCACACCTCAACGTCTACGTTCAGACACTGTTTTAGAATTCATTATTGTGCCAGTATGTGAAGAACTAGGGTTCAAAGTTACTCGTGTTGATAAACTATTTAGCGTAGACAGAATTGATAACACTATATATGAACATTTAACAAAAGCTGATCTTGTAATTGCTGATATGACAGAACATAATCCCAATGCTTTTTACGAGATGGGGTTTCGTCATGCCTTAGGAAAACCATTAATTCCTATTATGGAAGAAGAAACAAAGATCCCTTTTGATGTTGCAAATTTAAGGACAATCTCTTATGTTACTAATGATTTAAAAAAAGCTAGTGATGCTAAAAATCGATTAAAAGAAACAATTATTTCTTTCAATATCCAAGAAAAGGATAACGATCAAGACTCAACAGAATCTCATAATGAACAACCCCTTACTAACGTAGTACCATATTTACTCAACATCCAAGACAGCCTTTCAGAACTTAAATCGCTTATAAAAGAGCGGAATCATGAAATGGCAGCCCAAACAATCGATTTAGCTATGGGACAGATTCAAAAAAACACATCAACACCAGAAATGAAAATAGCTGAATTAATATTCTCTAAAGCATTTGAAAACCCTAATGAGATGGAAAAATTCATAAATATTGCCCAAAAATTTCAAAACACAAAAAGTTAAATAGACAATTTTGTTTTGATTGACTGGATAAAGCCTAAAAGATAAGCTATTTGGGCTTTATCTTTTTTCTGTTGCTCCTCTAAATCCTTAATACGGTTTTCCAATTCAATAATTCTATATTCAATCAAATTCATTACTTATCTCCTCGCCATTTATTTTTTATCTCTTATTACGTTAAACAATACAATTAGTGTTTTAGTAACTTTATTTTCTACAAACATGACAAATCCTTTTATGTTCAATTACTACCGTTTGCTTTGGTCTAACAACCTTCATACAAACACTGCAGCTCACTAACTTGCTACTCATTGTTCTCTCACTTCCTTTGGTATTTCTTGAAATTTTTGTTTCCAGTTTAGGAAGAGTAACTTGAATTCATTTACACCAATGTCTCGGCCTTTTGCGAATGTTTGATTAACGATTTTACCCTGGGAAGTAGTTTCACCTTCACTCCAAAGAAATTCCACCACATCAGCATCTTGTTCTATGGAACTGGATTCCTTTAGATCAGAAAGCTGTGGTCGTCCTCTTTTTTCTGAATCCCTTGTCATTTGCGATAACATCATGAAGCAGCAGTTAATATCCATAGCAATTTGTTTTGCTTGACCAGTAACTCGCCCAATCGCAAGAGCTCTTGTATCTCCTTTTGTTTGTGGAATGCTCATGATTTGAAGGTAATCCACTACAATCATGGCTACTTTTCCATATTTCTTTTTAAACTGCTTTGCTGTAGCTCTTATTTCATCGATGGTGACGCCGGAGCTATCTTGCATAAAGATTGGTAAATATTCAAAGATTGCATATGATCTATCAAGTAAGGCTTGTTCTGCCTCATTTAGGTTTTTCATTTTGATTTTTGCAAATGGGATTCCAGTTACAGCTGACAGCATGCGATCCTTTAATGAATTCCTTTTCATTTCTTGGCTCCATACCAGGACAACACCTTGCTTTTGTTGAGCTACTCCAAATATCCTTTGTAAGGCAATGGCTGTTTTTCCTACTGAGGGACGTCCTGCGCTTATGAAAAGCCAACCTCTCCATAAACCTTGAGCCCATTTATCAAACTCTGAGAAACCTGTTTTAATGTACTCTGCTGGTGTTTTAAGATGTAAGTAGTATTCATCCTTTGTCTCTGAAAAACTAAGCATTTTAGAGTTACCCTCTGGTCGCATTTCTGTAACGAGCGCTTCAATGTATGAAAAGTACTCTTCATCGGTTTCGTAATCGTCCCGGGACATTCCCTTGATAATTTCGCCCATGTTTTTAGTTCTTCGTTCCAGGGCTTTTGATCGAATAATTTCTGCATAATATTTAACATTGGCTGCGCTTGGACATGAAGCTGCTAGTTGTGAGAAGTAAGAAACTCCCCCTTCATCCATTCGCCCGCCTTTCATATAGGTTTCTGTTACAGTGATAATATCAATTGGCTTTCCTTTCTCTTCTAGCCATCTCATAACCTTGTAAATTTCTTGATGTTTAGGAATATAAAAATCTCTTTGTTCTAGAAAAGTAATTTCATCCAAAACACCTGAATCAAGAAACACTGCTCCAAGAACAGATTGTTCAGCTTCTACAGCTATTTCAGCTTCCCCAATCGAAATCATCTGGGTTACCTCCTTCAGCTAGGAATTTTTGAAACTCAATATCCTTATCTCTAGGATCTACTACTTGCTTTTTTGGTTTGTCAGATGTTTTTTGTTGCGTGCGAATGTTAGCCAATAAAACCTCGTATTGTTTTCGAAGTTTCGCTGGGCTCATAACGTTTTTCCACCAAAAAATATCGGATTGTACCCATTTGATGACTTTAGCTATTTGCTTAGGGTCACGCTTATCCAGTTCAACAATCTTACGCATTTCCTCTGACCAGGCTTGCATGTTAGGTTCCTTATGTTCAGGTAAATTCTTCTTAATAGCATCATGCAAATATTTTGCTAATCTATAAGGGATGGATTCCTCGTCATAAACTTGTTTCTGACTTAAATCTTTTTTTCTTTTAATTTCTTTTTCTTTCTTTTCTTTTGGGGTGTTAATGTCAACATTTTCGAAGTTAATGTCATCAATAACTGGGGGTTTGTCAGCAGAAACTTCTTCAATAAGGTTAAAAGAGTCTTTTATTTGAATACCTTTTCGTCTATTGGCAGCTAACATGAACCTTTTTTGAAACCCTTTAGAAGTCAGAATATCGTAGGCCACAAAAATCTCTTGATGAAAGAATCCCCACTTCATGCATTCCTGAACAACTTCATTAACGTATTCAACAGGCTCGCCGACTTTCATCGAAAAGATATATTGTTCCTTTTCGGACCAATGATAGTAATATCCGTTTTTATAAATCTCCATCATTAGACGTACGATAACTCCAAAACCCTTCATTCCGAATTTGGCGACAACCACAATGATTTTTTCGTCCTGATCTATATCAGTATCTAGAGGAAAATATTCAAGTCCTTCCTTAGTCGGCCTAGCCATGTCATCACCCGTTCTGTTTTGCAGTTTCTCTTAGAATTGCAATAGCTTCACTGGAAGCTGATAAACCAATACTTAACGCAGATACGCAGAATTCAAGTTTTTCAATTTCTGCATTTTTCTTAACTATTTGCTGCCCGAGAGTTGCAACCATCTCAATGGCTCTATCCTTTGCTGCTCGTTCCTTATCCAATAATGCCTTGTAGTAATTCTCAATGGATTTTACTTGATCTGTGGTGAACATCTTCTCGTTTGAATGTTCAACTGCATATTTTCTTGGTATCATGTGTCCAGAGTATTTGCCTTCAATTACTTGGAAAGGAGCATTAAACTCCATGAACTGGGTTACTAAAACTCGAACCTTACAAATCTCTCCTTTGGGAATGATTGGACCGTTTTGAATATTTATATCTTTAATAACCTTTACTTCCATCTAAACCACCTCAATCTTGTAATCTACTCCTGCCTTAAACCCTTTTTTAGCTAAAGCTCTTTTAACCGTCATTTCAGCGAGCGCAGGCATGTTATTTGAGCTCGATAAGTGTGTAAGGTATATTTGCTCTCCTGTGCCTGTAATGAGCCTAGAAAGAGTTCCTGCGGTTTGTTCGTTGCTTAGATGCCCGATGTTAGAAAGTACCCTTGCTTTCACGTTGTCTGGATAGTTAGAAACCTCAACCATATTAGGTTCATGATTACTCTCTATGATGTATGTAGTGGATCCTTCCATTTTGGTTAGCATTTGATCATCAACATGGCCAGTATCCAAACAGATTGATGTCTTGTTTCCTTCGTAGTCGCTTAATACGTAACCTACTGAATCGTAGGCATCGTGGTGGGTTCTAAACGTTTCAACGTAATATCCCTCGAGTAAAATGTCATGTCCTGACCTGAAAGGTTTCTTAAGTTCCTCATCTACACCAGTAATCGATTTCCACTCATCATCAGCTGCATAAACAGGAATCTTATATTTATTGGCTAGCGGTAGCCCTTTTACGTGATCTCCATGAGCATGAGTAATTAGAATGGCTGCTATTGAATCTGGTCGTATACCCGATTCTATTAACCGTTTCTCAATTTTCGTTTTGGCTATTCCGATATCTACTAGAATGGTAGTTTCACCAGAGGTTAGGGCGATACAGTTACCGCCCGACCCTGATGCTAGAATATTAACCTTCATGATTTACTCCAATGAATCATTATCTGAAGCCTGGGCTTCGTTCATGTCGATGTGCATTTCAATAATGTTTAGAAGTCCTGTTAATTGAGCTAGCGTTGGTTTATCTCCCATTTTAGGAGCGTGTTGAGCGATATATTCGGCAGTTGCTTCCTTACCCTCAACCCCGATTTGCTTCAATTTTTTCGTGATATCCGAACGAAGTTTTTTAACCTGCTTTTCCTCTTCACTTTGTTCTGGTTTAGGTTGCTTCGGTGCTTCGATGATTTCCTGATTAGGAGTAATATCTTTTCTTTGTTGTGTTTGATATTCTGGAATGCCTGAATCAGCTTGATTTTCAACCTGTCCATCATCAAAATTTAAACCGAAAGCTGCTTTTAGAGCTCTTCTAACCATGTGCTTTTTGAACATGTCATTGAAGTTGTTGGTCCACATTGTTTTTTGCATACCAATATTTGATTTTTTGTAATGCTCAACCTCATCAACTTCCATAATCACGGAGAAAGGTTTGAATCCTTCTTTATAAGCAATGGCATAACCAGCTATTACCTTTCCTCTTGGGAAACCAAATGAATGATCATCAATCACGATGTAGTAACGGCCATCTTCATCTCGTTCCTGGTGCATCTTAATTTCATCATTTTCATGGACCAGCTGAACATCGTAACCAAGAAAACCTTCAGCTTCTTTTGCCTTTCTCACATAAAAATCAATACCGAATTGAACCGTTAATTTCCCACCAAAAACACTAGGGAAGATTTCATTTAGGATAGGGTTTGCATTAGCATTTTGAGCAATTGCCATATATAATTTGAATTGTGATTCATTGCAATCCTTAGCGATAGTCTCGCGGATTGTTTGAATATCTTCCGGATTAAAACTTGATAATGCTGTTTGTGAAACGATAAGTTGATTTGCCATTATCTAACGCCTCCTTGTGGTTTTTCTAACATTTTTATATCAATCAATTGATCAATTGCATTTCTTAAATCCAATGCTTCAGAAATAGATAATTTAAAATTTGGTGTATCTTCATGAAACGGAAACGCTATATCAATTTCTGTGGATCCTCTATTAACCATCCTAAGGACCATGCAGTCATTCTTTTCTTCTGATAAGAAATAACCTCGTACCGTAACAACTTTTACAGGCATTAATTTGTCTCCTCGCAATCTTCACTTGTTCTTGGATATCCAGGGATGGGAGACTTTTCAGTTACATCTTCCATTAATCCTCCGCAAATCTGGCATAGAATCCCTTCTAAAATCATTTCTGCTATATCTCCCACAGTTGTCACTCCTAAAGTAAGATGTATTTGGTGTCACCAGACACTCGATGGACTAAAACCATTTGGTGCGATTCATTTTTAACAATCAACCAATCCTTAGGATCTAATCCTTGTGATTGAATGAATATGGACTGGTTTTTAGTTGGCTTTTTACCGCTTTTCATTAAACTTCACCATCCAGTGCAGAAGCCTTTTCCTGTAAGCTCTCTAACATTTTAGGAATGTTTAATCTATTGATAATATCTACTGATAACTGCTCTTTGAGGTTATTTTCAAGTGCTCTTACGATAGTTTCCTCTGCATCTTTTCGTGCCTTCTGAATCATTCCACTTACTTTAGAAGAAAGTTCTTTTTCGAGATAATTGTGGATGAAATACTCACTCATAGATAACTTTGCGTTACTACTGTTTCTAGGGATTTCCCCGTAACTATCAAATCGTTTCTCATTCAAATAACGCTCATACTTCAATCCAATAAATTGGCTTATAGGCATCATTTTAATTTCAGAGGTCCAACTATTTTCCTTGTGGGGAATCATTAGATCCTCAACTTTTGCTTTTAAAGTTTCTTCAATGAAACTATCTGTAACCTTGTTGGCGATTCCTTCTAAAAGTCCATTTAATTTAGCTGTAATTTGATTTTCTGCATTTTTAATTAATCTGTTTTGCAGGTTTGCAAGAACTTCTTTTTTGATGGATTCATCAAGTGATTCATCTTCATTTAACCAATCAAGCTCTAATTCTATTTTTACAACTGCCATTATTTATCCACCCTTTCAATGGTTAGTTCTTTTCCAGCAACTACCCTGCTTGTTATGAGTTGACCCGTAGGCTTTTTGAAGCTTGTAATCGATTCGGCATTATCGATAAAGCACGGGATAATCACATTGCTTTGCTTCGACAACACCTCACGAAGTTCTAAACCGGCACGGATCCCTTCTGAAAGAGAAAGTTTACTGTAATCTTTACCGTCCATCTGGACCTCAAAATCAGGTTTAAATTCACCGTCACCTTTGTTTTGCTTGAAGAGCCTGATAGATAAAGTGGTGAAAAGTGCTTGTACTTTTTCAGCCTGTAATTCTGCCTCTTTTGCACGGAATGCTTTCACACAATCTAATACAAAAATAGAATCGTTTAAGGACTGTAGGGTTTCGTTTTCTTTTACCCTTGCTTCATCAACTTGCTCTTGGCGTTGCTTGTATTGTTCAAGATTTTGAAGAGCGTTTAATAACGGTTGCCTTCTTTCTTCAATTTCACGGACCTTCTCGATTTGTTCTGATACATCGACATATTCCATTTCTTTAATTTGTGCTTTTATTTGGTCACGTTGCTTAATCAATGCGTTATGATTTGCTTTATATTGTTCAATGCGAGTTTCCTTATCAACTTTAACAGCCCCAATTGATCCTTCATCCAGAGGACGTTTACAAGTTCTGCAAGTATCTTCAATAACCTCATTTTTGAGTGGTGGCCATTTTAATTTCGACATTTCGATTTGCTCTTGTAAGGAGTTAATTTTTGAAAAAGTATCATTATAGATTCTGTTTTTCTCACTGGCTGAATCTATAACACTATTTATCTCCTTGATTTGCTTATCAAATTGGGCGATTTCAGCCTTTAAAGATTCGGCAGGTACATTTACCTCTCCAAGTTGTTCTAACTGTTCTCTGAGCGTTTTTGTGCGGCTCTGTGCGGCAATATATTCTTTATCCTTTTTGTTCTTGTTATCCTTATGGATTTTCTCGATATCATCTAAAGAATGCTTTTTAAGTAACGTTCCTAGCTTGTCAGCTTGTAGCTCAGGTAAATGCTTCAGTATTTCCTTATTAGCAGGAGCTGTTACATATTGCAGTAACATGGACCGTTGTTTATCCCACTTCAAAGTAAAGAAATAATCTGGATTAAATAGGGAGAAAAACAGGTCTTTATCAAATAGTTGTTCAACAATTTCATTGAATGCTGTAGCCTTTTGAGGTACATCGTTTATGTAGAACTCAGCTTTACCTTTCTTTTGTCCACGACCTAAAAGTACTTGTTTTCCATCAACCTCTAAAAGAAGTTGTACTAACGTTTCATCAGCTGCATAAGTTATTGGGGTTGGGTCCATCTTGCTACCCAACGTGTCATTCGAGTACAATAACCATGTAACAGCTTCACCAATGGAGCTCTTACCTTTTCCGTTATCACCAGTGATCTCTGTCATCTCGCCAAAGTTAACAGTGAGATCCTGGTGATTTTTAAAGTTTTTTAATTTAAGAGAAATAAAGTCTACTAGCATAAAAACCTCCTATAATTCTTCTAAATTTTTTTCAAGTACTTCAATTTCAGAATTAACTAATTCCACATACACAGCCTTTAATTCTTCTGTGAAACCACCTAATTTTGAATAAAAATCTGGTCCGTAATTATTGATGAATTTCACATTATTAACTGAACTGATTTGCTCGATGTGCTTCTTAAGAGTGTCAATCTTTTCAACAATCTCCCTAGCTTTCTTGGTTCTAGCTTCCATATACTCCAATGTTTTTCTGTCCAAGATAATCCCTCCTATTCTCCCGCAGTTTTACAAACCGCCATTTCTCCAACATAACTCATACAACAACTACCATTTTGATGAACCCAAACGGTTTCGCCGTGAACATCCTGAAATTCATACACTTCTTCACCCTCAGTGATGTCTTCCTGGCATCCAACACAATCACCCAATACCTTTGGCTCTTGCTCCTTATGTGTCCAAAGCAAGTCATTGACCATTGGATTTTCTACTGGCACTATTCTCACCTCTATTCTTTTTAGGCTGATTAAAATTAGAATCAGTTAAGTTTGCAAAAACGGCTTCGGTTGGCATCTTTGTAGGAACGATTGGATGCTTTTCGATATAGGCTAGACGCTCCTCCTCAGTCATTTTCCATTCGGTTACTTTTCCATGCATGAAACTTACCTCCTATTTCCGTTTTGATGCTGCATAGATTGCAATTAGACGTTCCTCAACTGTCATTGCTAACCACTGTTTTGGTTTGATTTTCATGTGTCTCACCTCCTTCAAATGTAGATAAAAGGTTATTAATCTTGTGGATTCTCAATCATGTAACCTACCGTGACAACTTCTCGTATGCTTGTTGAATATTCAACGGCAGCAAGTCTTGCATGACGATCTCCGTCTGCTACATAATCTATAAGTTCTTTACTGAATTTCATAAGTCTAACCTCCCCTCATAAGGCTACTAAAGCATTTATGCGCTAACCCCTTTTAGAAATTTATTAATGAAATACTGCTGCCCTTTTCCAGTTACCTTGGTAGTTTTTGAAACCGTTACATGACCATCTGAATGAGTAACTGCAGTTTCTTTAACCTCGAACAATCCTAGTTCCATCGCTCGTTGAGTAGGACTGTTATAATCTGTCCCTTTACGTCTAATGAGGTAACCCTTTTCCCTTAACTCCTCATACAATCGGTTTTGACCTGTGTGGTACCCGTTTTGTTTAAGTATTTTTGCCAATTCTCCAATTAAGATAGAAGTCTTGGATGCACTAACCGCATCAGCGAATATCACTTTTGGTTTATCCATCTGAATCTGTTGCTCAGCTACAATTCGTTTTTGCTTTTCATCCTTCAAGGCGGTAATAACACCGATTATGTAATCAGGATCCTGCAGTGTTTTTTCTAGAGCATCATCCGTTAGATATGCGCCGTGTTTGCGGATGGTTGGTAATACCTCGTGTGTGACCCAACGCTTGAATTGTTTCGCTTCAGGCTTACGACTAGTTAATATCAACGAGTAAAGACCTGCTTCATTGATAGCGGACATTTCTTGTCTTCCACCAAGGGTGTCCACTAATACCGACTCCCTTTCATCTTCATCCAATCTACTAACCGCATCTCTGTGCTTACTAATTTCCAAAACTACACAAACATCTTTAGCAACAAACCAAGGTTCGTTGTTCAATAGAATAGTTCTTACTTGGTTTGAACCGAATTGAAATACCTTTGAAATTTGATTCATACATTCCCCTTCTTTCTACAACATTTTCAACTTAATAACCTATTAAACTAGCTATTTCGTAGCGCTTCACCAGCAATCTACTAATATCGACAACATTTCCGCCACGAAGCCCAAAAAAAATAATGAATTACTAGTTAGCTATTGTCTGTTTATACAAAAAGTAGCGTTTTTCAGCTTCGTTACGAGCTTGCCTAGCATCATTTGTATTTGAAAAATATCCGAGAAACTTTCTCTTACCATTAATGTGTATCGCTGCAAACCATTTATTCTTTTGTTTGGACCAATATACTCCTCTATGACCACTAACACTTTGGGATGAATCAAGTCTATTTTGTTGGTTTTCAGAATGTGTTACCTTATTTAAGTTATCCTGAGTATTTCTAAGAGTATCGTGATTTACATGGTCTACGTGAATGGTTGGATCATCAACGCCTAGTATCCAGCGATGTAAAGCTATTCCGGTTTGTTTACCATTAGGCTTTCGAATATTCCCATAGGCGTAAAAGGTGTTAGATTTTGAATCAAACAATGCGTACCATGTTCCAGTGTACTTTTGTACAACGTGAAGATCTTGAGTGTTAATAATCGTTTCTAAAGACCCATGTTTTTTGTTATTGAGAAAGATTGCGGTTATTTCTCCGCGGATTTCGTATTTGTTCTTCATTTTCCCCACCATTTCGACAGTGTTAATTGACAATTTTCGCAAGTAAGCTAAAAAAGAATGAGGCTATTAACCTCGTTTATAGAATCGGTTATTACAGTTCATAGCCACAGCCGTGGCATATAGTAATGGTTTCCAGTGTGCCTGGGACGTTCAAAGTTTCATATTCATTATGTTTGCAAACATTATTTTGTTGATTCAATTGATCAGTATGTTGAACCTCGCAGTCGATATCACAAAAATATTTGAAATTTGATATTTCCTTGCCGCAGTACTTACATGTTTTTTTCATAATCAATACCAGCAACCGCGACGGTCATAATGCCACCAGATGTCTTCGTAATACACCTTCAGGCAATCTTTCGCTGAATCCCAAATAACGTTTTGAACATTATATAAAGCATATTTCTTTTGGTTTTCAGCCCCCATTGCTGCCATATGGCTTTTATGAATATTTAAAAACATTTCCGCTTGTTCTTGAGTAAGACCGAATTTAACCATGTGCCTTCCAACTCTTCTACAAACATTGAAGGGATATCCCTTTCTTAAATTATTTAAATACTTTTGTACGTCATAAAATTTGTCCGTAAGTTCCTTAATTTCCGCACGTTTTTTCTCTAAAACTTTTACAACTTCTGATTCGAAATCTTTAATTTGATAACGATCCATAATCATTTCATGTAGCAATTGAGCCTTAGCGCAATAGGCATCGAACTTTTCACGTACTTCTTCATAGTCGTTCTGAAAATCAATAGTTAATCCCTCAAATGACCAATTTGTATTAGTAGCTGGCATTCTCAGTCCTCCTTCAACTAACTTCTTTACAATTAATTTTTAAGTCTCCGATAGTTAGATCAACAAACTTTATTTCTTTTCCGTATTTCCTGGAAAGTATCTTTTCAAATATAGGGATTAATTTTTGAACTTTTTCCTCAGTTAGTTCATAGCCATTTAAACCCATGTTTTATCACCTCGTTACAGCCTATGCTGTAGGGACAGTTGGACAATTCTCAGATTTATAACAATTTATAATTGGGAATAATAACTAAGCGGTACATTCTTTAAGTTTTTCTAGTACCTCACTAGGAATTTTTTCACGATATGCCGCTACTTTTAGTTCGAGTGGATCTATCCCTAAAACTTTTGCGAGAGCATTATTCAGCTCATCACCTGCAGGTGGAGTTCTCCCATTTTGCAGTCTACTTAGATATTCCTTAGTGGGCTTACTTCCTGTAATGTCCTCGATAAGTTCTGCAATTTTATTTAGTTTTAAGCCGCTGTCATTTATTGCTTTCAAGAGAATTTCAGCATATTTTAACATGATGATGTTTTCACCTCACTTTTATGTGAGGTTTTTACCTCACATTTATTTGATTTGATAATATCACTAAAAAATATAATCTGTCAACAAAATGTGAGGTAAAAATATCACTTTTATTTTGTTGATGTAAAAATATCAAAATGAGATAATTTATTATGAAATAACTTAGTATTTATGGGAGGTGGAATATGATGACATACGCGGAATTATTAAAACAATATATAAAAGAATCCAGGTACACATTAGAAGAGATTTCAAAAATTCTTTTGAATAAAGGTTTATCAGCAAGCAGGGAACATCTTAGTCGTCTACAAAATGGAAAGGTTCCTCCTGCCACTGATGATATAAATATCGCTTTAGCAGAAATTACTGGCGGAGACCCAGATAAACTTATTTTGTATTCTTATATTGAAAAAGCTCCAGAAGGATTAAAAGATTTACTATCTTTCCTAAAAGACGAAGAAATAAAAGATTACCTTATACTTACAAAGAAATTTTCAGGAGCATCTTTAAGTGAGGAACAAAAACAAGATCCCGATTATATAAAATTGTTTAATTTATCACTTAGTCTTTTTGAACGCGGTGTTGAAAAAGGAATAGTAAAAAGGGGTAAAGCTGGGGAAACGATTGAAGAAAACAACCTAAAGAATTTACATAAAGTAAATTACACTTTAAACGTTCCTGTTCTTGGTTATATTGCAGCTGGTGCACCAATACTTGCTGAAGAACACATAATTGATTACATGGAGATTCCTAATCCTGATAAATATTCACCTGACGAATTATTTTCATTAGTTGTAAAAGGTGATTCAATGACTGGTAGTCGGATATATGAAGGTGACAGGGTAGTAGTTCGAATTCAGAGTGAAGTAGAAAATGGTGAAATTGCTGTAGTTAACGTAGACGGTGAGAGTGCAACATTAAAAAAAGTTAAGAAGTATGATGATGGTTCCGTCTGGCTAATATCTACAAATGAAAAATATGCACCTATTCCATTAACAAGTGAAAGAGCAAGAATCATAGGAAAAGTCATACAGGTTATATTTGAACCTTAATACCCTAGTTGCCTAGTTTCGGTAACTAGGGTATTTATTGGAGGTAATACCATGAGAGCAGCATTATACGTTCGTGTCTCCACAGAGGAACAGGCTAAAGAGGGTTATTCGTTAGATGCCCAAGAAGAGAAATTAGAAGCATTTTGTTTCTCTCAGGGATGGGTGGCGGTGAAAACATTCAGAGAAGAAGGTCAATCTGCTAAAAATTTAAACCGGACAAAGTTACAGCTCCTATTAAATGAGTTACATCTTTATGATGTTGTACTTGTATATAAATTAGACCGCCTCTCCAGAAGTGTCTCAGACATAAATAGCCTACTCCAAACATTCGATAATAATAATGTATCTTTTAAAAGCGCTACAGAACCTTACGACACGACCACATCACAAGGGAAGTTACTCATTAATATATTTGCCTCCCTTGCACAATTTGAGCGTGAACAACTTTCAGAACGTGTAACAATGGGTATGGAAAAGAAAGCTAAATTAGGCTTATGGCCAGGTGGTATGGCTCCTTACGGTTACAAGGTGGTCAATAAGAACCTAGAGGTTAACAAGGATGAAGTAGAAGTAATTAAAAAGGTTTTTCTTCTATCTAAAAAATACGGATTCTTCACTGTTGCTAGAACCTTAACTGAATTAGGATATAAGACCAGGAACGGGGATAATTGGCATGTAGATACGGTTAGAGGAATTGCGAACAATCCGGTTTATGCTGGTTATTTAACTTTTAATGAAAATTCAACTCAATACAAAAAATCAGCAAAAGAGAAGGAACTTTTTGAAGGTAATCATCTTAGGATCATACCGAGAGAAGAGTTTTGGGAACTACAGGATATTTTGGAGAAAAGAAGAGGATCTGGGGGCAAACGAGAAACAAGTAATTACTACTTCTCTTCTATCCTAAAATGCGGAAGGTGTGGTCACTCCATGTCTGGGCATAGGAGTCCTAACGGTAAGACCTATCGATGTTCTGGAAAAAAAGCAGGAAAAAAGTGCACTAGCCACATTATTAAGGAAGAGTACCTACTACGTACTGTTTTGTCTCAACTCGATGATCTATTTAATAAAATTAATAGCAATACAGAATCGACAAATGTGACCGAATCAAAAATCGAACAATTAGAACAAGAGTTAAAATCGATTCAAAAGTTAATAAAAAAACAAAAGTCTATGTATGAAGCTGATATTATTGATATAGATGAACTTATAGAGAAAACTGAATCTCTCCGTGAGAATGAAAAGAAATTAATATCTGAGTTAAAACAATATAAACAAAGTAATCCTACTAAGACAGATGAAATTCTATATATATCCGAAAATATTAATAGCATGTGGCAATATGCTGATGACATGGAAAGAAAACAAATGGTAAATACTTTATTTACACAGCTTGTTGTGGATACTGTGGATGATTATAAAAGAGGCACCGGTATTCCCCGTGAAATAATAATTGTATCAGCAAAATGAAATATGTCTATTGTCTACAGAGGAACACTTCTGTAGACAAAAGACATTTTGTAATCGTGGTTAAAAATCGAGGATATTATGAAGCTCTTCTTAAATCGATTTGCCTTTTACATCTCGAACATTGATATAAATCTTTTTGTATTTCTTTGTGACTTTTTATTTTTCTACATGTCTGACAGTAGGTTTTTACATGTCGGGTTGAAAAATCATTTATCTCAATTTCATCTTCTTCAGTCATTACTTCTTCTGTACCATCATCTTCTTTATTAGTCGTGAATAGGAGATAGGCAAATAATATGGTAATACCACCCGTTATGAAGCTCCCCCACTGCATCATAGGTCCTCCCTACCGGAAAGAACATAGTTAAGTTCCCCTTGATTGTTTATGAAGACAAGCCTATATGCTTTTTCAGTACAGTATTCCTTTTGGAGCTCTGATACTAACCTTGGATCATTTAGACACCTTTCTATTAGCAATCCCGCAAGTGAGGTTGGTTTCATGTTGCATGCTGTTGCCAACCGATTTAGCTTAAGACTTAACTTGTTTGTCATCGATACATTCACTCGATTAACTTTCTTTCCTCCTAATCCTTTTCCTTCTATCACTTTTTAAACATCCCCTTTCGAAAAACAATTGTAATTACAATGTGTAATCGAGTTACTTAGTTACTCTTCCAGCCTAGAGGGGAGGGGTACTACCAGTTGGAATAATATATTTAATACCGCCTCTTTCGCTTTTCTGGACAATTCTTAGACCTTGGTTTCTTTTTTGCATATCCCCCAGAATAAGTTCCTTCACATAACCGCTAAAGTTCGCATCTCCTATGTGCTCTAAGATCTTAAAATCCTGTTCATTAGTGATGTTAAATGATACAGATTTAATTACTTTATTTTTTCTCATCTTCTCACTCCTTTATTTGATTTAATATATGGTATGAGCGCTAATACCACTCTATGACTTTCAATCCAAAAAAATTGTGAAAGGTTTTTGAGTTTAATTTGTAGAAATAGTTAACGAGGTGTTTATCATGTTGCGAAGTCATATAGGAAAGTTGTTACGGGTTTCAAAATACAGAAGAGAGTTTATAATACAACAATTAGGTATTACTCAAAATACTCTTTCGAATTGGTGTACTGGCAAAACATTCCCGACAGTAGATAAAGCGTTTATTTTAGCTGATTTATTAGAGGTTAGCATTAATGATTTATACGAAAGAGTGGAAGATAATGAGAGCATCGATTGACGTACATTTAATAGTGAATGGTACCAGGACGTTAAAGCGCGGGGATTTTAATGTATTACGGACAGAGGATATACCGAAGGTAGCTCATGAATGGATTCGTAGGATCAGAAGGGAAACAGGTTATTACGGTAACGATTCAATTATCGAAAAGGTTATTGTGGACGGAGATCAGGATATAACGTTTGAAGTAAAAGTATTAGACGAAACTCCTCAAGTCCAGAGTAAAGGTTTTCGTTTTGAGGTACTTTTCTAAAAAATTGTGCCAAAATGACAGAGTTTTGACATCGGTAATGGCAAATAAAAAAGCAAAACTTGCCTCAGTATTGGCGAGTTTTCTTTATAAGAAATACCGGTTCCTAATTGAATTAAAGCTCTCCGTTTGTTCCATAAAAAAAATAAAAGGGATGCTTAATAAGCCTAACTGGATCTCTTTTTAATTAAAAAAACGAAGAAATGTACTATAATTAGCAATACCCTTCATATATAAATACTTATGTAAATTAACAAGGCAATAAGCAACAAAAAAGGAGCTGGAATTAAAATATCCTCGCTCCTTTCATATCTCGTTTCCTTCTTTATTTATAAAAATTAGATCGTTGTTTTTAAAATATTTTCGAGTAGTATTATGAAGTATCCAAATTTGCATACTTGTCCCATCTAAAGGTATCAATTCAGCTTCTTTTGTTCCTAATTTAACTTTTGAAATGTTTGACAATACACCTCCCATATAGAAATTTTTACTCCCTATATAATCTCCAGTTCTAAATTCATTTTCAAGTCCTAAGCCAATTATGTCAGCATATTTCCAGCCAAATATATTCCTATCAAACCTTGCAACTAAAATCATGTCATCCGCTGTGTGAAAAATTACATAGGATGTATTTGTTTCATCAATTATTATTGTTTCGACCACCTCTTCTACTTCTTTCTTTGGATTGTTTATATTTCTAAGGGCTTCCTCTGGTGTAGAATATGAATTTGTTAATTCTAAAAATATGAAAACACTTGTTATCAAGATAACAGTCAATGCCGTAATAACTATCCCTTTTTTCATAAATATTCCCTTCCTTACTCATGTTCTGGTGTTAATATTGCACTGATTAATATACCTGACCTAAAGAACCTACATTATAAACAACTAATTTTCTATCCACTTATAATCGACACCATCTTCCCATTAAAAGATGATCAATATCATTTATATCCTAATTCAATAAACAGGGATGTTTTTCCTTCTTGAGAACTAATGTGTATGCGTTCAAAGAATCGCAACCGAAAATCAAGTCCTAAATAAAATATTCTTCATTAATTTTCTTTGCACTATCATCAAGTTTGGAAGGTAATTCATTGATGGAAAATATTTTAAATCCAAACTTTCACCGTCATTCATAGCTAACTCACGACTTGTTTCTTCTGCTTAAACATTGAAATATGTTTGCTTTTTCTATGGATATCATTACTGAATAGGCAAATACTAATACTAATACTAATACTAATACTAATACTAATACTAATACAAGACTTCGTAGTCTGGAAAAAAGGACGGTGATTTCATGAAGAAATTTATTATACTAATGCATTTAATTTCAGGTACTTTTGCAGCTTCCTTCGTTTTACACTTTGTTAGGAAAAACTCATCCGAACATAGAAGAATTCTGACATCTGTTATAGGAACTCAACTTCTATCGTGGGTATTTCTTTTTATTAGCTCTATGAAAGAAAAAGCGAAATATTAAAGATATCGCATTTTTACGCCATTTAAGCGCATTTTTTATATTCAAATTCTTTTTTCCGAGCTAAATCCCTAAGATCTAATCGTTCAGGAACACCCCGACTATTTTATCGAATTCCACTCAAATTCACTAGTTTTGACTTCGGCGAGAATTGTTATTAGATTTACATCCAGTTATAATCACTAAACATAGTAATATTCATCAAATTCGTAAAAACCCTTATATATAAATGCAATGACGTATGCCTATTTCATACGTCATTCCTTGTGTCATTTATTAAGAAAGCTCTAAAAAACGGAACCCTTTACTTGCGTGAGTTGGGCTTTTATTTTTCAGTAAAATTGAATGAAACTATAAGCCTACGGGAATATAATTAATGGAGGTGTGTGAAAATGGATGAAGTGTCTGACTATTTTTTAGAGCTCGAAGAATTAGAATTCGAAGAGATGCTGCAAAGTATTGAGGAAGCACTTGAACTTGCCGATTTAATAGGTTTGCTTGAAGATTAATCTTTAGCCCCTCCAAACGGAAGGGCTTTTTCTTATCCTTCCATAACGTGGACTATTTTCCATCCGTACTTTTCTTTTAATTCAACCGCAATCTTCTCTGCTTGGTCAATTGGCATGGATCCAGTTTTTATATAGGCGTATTTCTTTTGTACCTCTTTAGATTTCGGAATTGGCTTATCGAATAAGGCTTGCTCCCCATTTCTTCTTTTTATTAATCCCGCTAATTCCTTTCCGTTACCTTTATTCCATCTATCAAACTCGGCGGAGGCTTTAGAAAATTCTTTACCATTCACATATTTTAATAATGTGGATTTTCGTAAAGCATCGACCCCGCAGTTGTAAGCGAAAGATACCAAAGCATCAAACTGATTTTGGTTTACTTCTACTTTTACCAATTCATTTACCCCATCCACAAATCTCTGAATGTCTTTATCAAATAAAGCATCAGCCTGGGCTTGAGTAATAACTTGTCCTTGTTTAACTCCACCTGTATGTCCCCAGCCGATTGTCCATTTATTTGCAGGACATAAATAGGCTTTTAATTTACAACCTTCATATTTTTTGATTAAATCTGCTCCAACTTTAGATAATTTCATCATTATTTATCACCCTTTCTTCCTTTCGTTTTACTGCTCTACTTACTTTCGAATCGATTTCTGACCCAACCCATTCAATTAATTTTTCTAGAATCTTAACTGGAACCCAGTCAATCCAACCTGCTCGAATCGTATTCGCAGTCATAGACTGTAAAACATGATAAAGCACACCAAAAGATAATAGTCCAAAGAATATACCTGGTAGTCTGGAGGCCATATCAAGTAGATGACCACCTGCGGGAAGTAAGAGTATAAAGAATGTGCGGAACACACCATCAATTCCATACTTACTTCCATAAGAATCGTCTTTCTTTGAAGCCCTTGTACCAGTAAGCCAGTCCATCAAAATAAAAAAGGCGAGGGCTGCCATTACTGCTCTCACAGTTTCACCATTCCCATAGAGGTTTTCAAACAGTGGAGTAAATAAAGCTCCTGCTACTGCAGCCCATATTTTTTGTGATTGTTCCATCTTTTTTCACATTCTTCCCAATAAAATTAGCCCCGATCGGTTCGGGGCCAACTAAGTAATAGAGTTAAGTGCATTTTTTAAAGCAACTAATTTTGAATAGAACCCACTAGGTTGTAGAACGGTCGCCATTGGACTAATCGCATTAACTGCTTGTTGGTACATCGCATCTGTAAATTCTGCTCCTGAGTTTGCGGAACTAAAGGATATATTTGCTAGGTTTTTATAAGTACGAAACTCGTTAATTCTTGTGGTAAAACTATTCCATTCACTTGCATTAACGATAGCCAAAGGAATGACACCTCTGTAAGTCACGTTAGGATCAGTTGCCCTCGAACTAACTAAGCTTGTCCATGCCCAATTGGACGGTCTAGTTGGAGCGATAGGTAACGTACTGAAATTTTCAAAATCCGCAGTACCTGAACCTACAGCATTGTTCGCATATACCTTTGCTGTGTAAGCTGTATTAGGTGACAATCCGTCTATTACAGTACTTGTCCCATTAAATAAGTAACTGGCTGACACAGGGTTTGACGATGTGCCCTGCAAGTATATCTCTGCCGAATAACTGGTTGCCCCACTTGCACCACTCCACGACAAGTAAACACCACTAGTACTAGGACTGGCTGATAAGTTTGTTACTGCAGCTGGTACTTGTGGTGGAGGTTCGGGATTATCAGTTGTGACTGTTATTGTTCCAACGTGAGTTCTAGTACCGCCACTAGGTTTTACAAATCCTTTTATGGTATATGTCGTCCCAGATGCGAGCCCTGAGAAGTCGATATACGAGTAATTATTAGACGATGAATCTATCCAATTATGTGCGTAATAATACGTTGTAGCATTGGAGTTCCATAACTCGATTTCAAAATAGTCGTAATAACTTGCTGAAAAGGCTAACCCTTCAATAACCCCTCTGAACGAGGTTTGATTTATATTGGTTGCTCTAATATTAGGCATCTAATCACCTACCCGAAAGTCACTACAACATTTAAACCTGTAATTTGATTACCTGTGAAATCTACGACACTATCTCCAAAGCTCACAGCACCACCATCAAGTACGATTTCTCCACCATAAGTGCTTTGAATAGCATATATGTTTGCAAAATTCCCCTGCTCAAGTAATAACCTCAATGTACCGCCTTGAACCCTATCAGCACTCATTATCCCTGTAGTGATGTTACCTGCGTCAATTATGGTTGCCCCTTTGGTTAATAAGTTTTTAAAGGTAACAATACCTTCCATGTCTATGAGGGTGTTTTTTATCTTCGTAGTCCCTGGAGTCATGTTAATTAAAGCGACTATAACATCACCATTAAAGTCAGTGCTTGATACTTTAGCTTCGATTTCTCCAGCTTGAACATCTAATTCGCCCCTTAGGGTCTTCACCTTTGTCCCTAAACCTTCGACAGTCATTGCAATTCCATCTGCAGTTTGTTCGAATGTTGACTTAGCTTGGCTAATACTATCGTCCAATCTTTCAACCTCTAATGTAATCTTTTCATTCGTTTGGTCTATCTTAGACCTGGTTTCTTTTTTAGCTTCTTTTAGCTCTGATCTAGTTTTTGCAACTAAGTTAGTGATGGTTTCTTTTTTATTCGATAATACAACCGCTGGACTTCTCTTTTGGAATGGATAGTGTTTATAAGCCATGACACGAGTTTCAAATTCAATTCTTAGTGGCTCGTAAATTAACCAAACCTTATCCCCTAAATGAGCGTCAAATCCTAATTGAATGACTTCTAGCTCTATTGAAACTTCGGGAACATCCAGGATAGTTTCTTTTAATTTTTCAAGTAAACTTTCAGCATTAGTATATCGATCATCTCGTATAGGTTCCCCGTGTTTTTCACCATAAATATCAGCTTTGGGAGAACGATACTCAACCTCTAAACCATCAGCGCCAAAACCTTTAAGAACAGTTGCAAATTTGGTTGTATCTACTGTACGACTAAGTGTTTTAATATTGTGTTTGTAGCGAAACTGGAAGTCTTGATCAGTACCAATCTCTTTACTGAATTTCAGATGACGGTTAGGCTCGATTTTATATTCGCAACCAAATTCCTCACAGATTTTCTTAACCAATGAAAGCGAATTATCTTCTCCGAAATTCGGTAGCAATTTAGTTTCTAATACGTCCTCACTTTCAAAAGTCCAACCTGAACCACTTAATGTGAATGCTGCAGCATCATTTAATGTTAGTGTTCCTCCATTGATGCCATAGACAGGATTATCAATTAACTCGAAAAAAATGTGTTTGGCTAAAGAAACTACTTTTCGATTCCTTGTCTCAACCATCTTCTTTATTCTAAATTCAAGACCATCCAATTCCACAATCGATTCTTCTTGGATCAAGTGAAAGGAGTGTTTGTTCTTCTCTGTCAAAAAACAAGTGAACGATAACGATAAGTCACCGTTCACTTCTTCAATCACTTCTACCCCTTGAAAGTCAGTTAATGCTTCGGAATTGCCGAATACATCAGTAATAATAAGCATAAAAAATACACCATCCTTTATTCAGTAGGTGCCTCGTCTGTGTAGCCTAAATCTCTTAATTGTGTTTGGTATGGTTCTGGAACTGTTGATAATTCCATCATTCCCCTATCCACTTTGTAACGGTAGTAAGTAAGCAAATTAAATACCTCCTTTTATTTCAGCAACTTGTGCTTTTAGATCATCAATTTCCATCATCATCATGACTAGCATCTCACCAATGCTGTCATCATTCATAAGGGATAAAGCTAATCCCTCACCAATATCACGAATGATTGGAGATTCCACAAACTGATCAAACTCTTCTGCAGGCACACCTTTTTGAATGGCATACTCTCTTAATCTTTCAAGATTCTTCATAATCAACCTCCTAATGCTTTCACGCGTTTATATAGATCTGCGTTTGCTTGGATA